TAAGTTCCACAGTATTTTTTCTCTTCTAAAAGACGAAGTGGGTTATAAGTTCCACAGTATTTTTTCTCTTCTAAAAGACGAAGTGGGTTATAAGTTCCACAGTATTTTTTCTCTTCTAAAAGAAAATGTCTGTTCCTCAGAATTTAACGCTGGCCCTACAAGAATGTATCAGAGACGAGGATGAGGATGATGACGGCAATGATATCATTTCTAACAGACGAGCAACTGCGCTGTATCGAATTCTACAGGTGTACATAGCAACGAACGACGACGATCTTGAAAGGGAAGCAAATGACTTGGAAACAAGAAAAGTTCATAAACTCACAACAGAATCATCTTTTAAGAAAACGTCTGGTTTATCTCCTTATAATGAATTTATGAATGATGAAATAGTAAGAGTTAAAAGAATGAATCCCAGTCTTACACATCAACAAGCTTTTAAGGTAGCAGCTGAAAATTGGAAAGCTCAAAAAACTTAAAACATTTATCGCGGACTTCATCTTATCCGAAGATATGTTTGTTGTAAGTAACCCAGATTTATATCAGTTTTCCGGAATGATGGTGTAACTCGATAAATTTATCGAGTTATTTTTCTAACAAAGTCTGGTTATTTAATACTCCATGGCGGCGAAACCACCCGAGCGATGACGCCACGCAAAAAGTGAGATGAGTATGATCAAAAACACGATGAACACGATGACGCAGCCGACATTAGAACAGCTGTTGGTCAGAATGCCGACCCGCTGAACGTTGGCATCGGGCTGCTGGCAGCTATTACCATTCTGGCTAAACCACCAAAAGAGCAACAGGAGCAGAACGATAATAATGATAAAGAACGCGAAATAAAGCATTTTCGAGAGTTCGTTTCGGACTGGTCCGGAATGTGATGAGTCTTCTAGTCTTTAGTAGGACAATTTTTTTTACTGAAATATTTTTGGCGGGACGAATAAATGACGTAGATTTAGTTTGATAAAAATATCTTTTCAAAAATTATTTTTAAATTTATATTCCAGTAGGAAGAACGATTGTTCTTCTTGAAATTAAATAATTTAATTTCAAGCTAGAACAACATTGATATCGCGCGCACGCCCGCGATAATCGCATTGGTGATCGGAATAGCTTCACAGTTGATGTTTGCGTTGACATAACGAGCTGTCGCTGTGATCAAGTTGATATTCAGAACAAAAGTTGTTGTAATCGTACCAGCATCGTCCGTAGTAACTTCCGATGCACCTTCGGAAGCAATTGTGTTAAATGCGGATGTGAATATTTTTTCATATTGTTTCTTCACTTTAGAATCCTTGCACTTGCACTTGTTGTTCACGTACGTTTGGAGAAGGGTCAAAAGCGTTAAGTACGCAACGTATGCCGGCGACACGTCGGCAAGACCGACAGTTGGATTTTGTTGTAAAAACACTGGAAGAATGAAATAATTCACGGTCGCTAACGCGTCAATTGCGGCAGCGAAAACTTTGGCATTGCATTTGCTATCACAACATTTACAAGACCCTTGTTTGTAAAGAACTAGAAAACCAGTAGTTGGGTTTTCCAAGAGGTATTGTAGCGTTGGAACGTCGCTCTGTCCTAATATATTGTATGCACGGGCTGCTGCGGAATAGACCAATTGATCGACCGAGCAAATCTTAGTTTTACCCATTTTAAGAGTTTTCGGGAAGTATCTTTGAAGATCGTTAGTTCTTTACCCCTTTAGAATCTTTGGAAACTTTAGTCTTGTCGGTTAAAAATATCTGTCAATGAGAAATGATTTTTTGGATAGTTTAGCTTTCGAAAAAATCGACTAAATGTAAAAATATATTCTCAATCTTAGGGTGTTTCTAAAGTTCTTGGCAATAGATACTTTCTTGTGCGAAAAAAGCCCAATATAATTAAACTCGCATCACTCAGATCGTCTCCTTTTTTAACACGCTTAGCTTCCCGTAAAACTTCCAATGATTGTTTATCTCCTCTTTCTTCATAAATTTCCATCATCCTTTCAACAGCCCAACGTTTTCTAATATGAGCTTTTTCGCCCCTCAGTTCCCTTGGATATTTGAGAATAGCAGCCACTGTATGTACAGGAATATGTGGATGTTTAAATAGAAAATAAGATTCTAAAAATACCTGCATTTTAACATTATTAACTGGAGAGCCTTGGCCAATAAGATAGCCTATTTGTAACTCGATTAAAACATAATCATATTCTTCTAAACCCAGAGTATCTAAATAATCTGATAAATTCTTCCATATTTCCGTATTTAATTTTTTTGATCCAACATTGATTAACTCATATATCAAGGGTGTTATTTTTATTTTTGATATATTTTCCCCTCTTAATGCAAGATTGACGGTTCCGATATCGATTCCCAAAACCTTCACCATCATTGATAAAGACTTTTAAAGAAAAGATTATCTAAACTCATTTTTTATTTCTGCCAAAGAGTACTTAAGCAACAATAAGTAATAACCAATATTTTAATTATTTATTGTTTCTTTTTATCAAGACCCAAATTTATTTCGATCCTCCAAGGGTAGACTTTCAACAAACTAAATATCAGAGTTTCTCAGCCAAGCTTGGAATACGAAAGATGTCTTCGGGAATACTTTCAAGTGCCTATGGCTCATTTTCTATGAAAAATGGAGGTAAACCTATAGGTTTAGAAATTTCCCTTAAAAATGGGAATGACACAGCCGAGTATCTCGAGGCTTTAACTAGATTAAAAAATACAAACCCTAATATTATTGAGAACGATTTTAACTATGATTCAACTGATGCATTTTCCATACCTTTTCCAAGTCAAGAACTCGCAAACCAGCTAAATTTGACTTATAAAGCATACAGAAATGAAAAAACAAACAAGAAAATATATAAAATACCGAAAGTTTCATGGCAATTTGTAGCAAATAAGGAAAACAATCGTCTTTCGGTATTATTATTTCCGTTCAATTTAAAAGATTCAAATGATGAAATTCTAGTCTCGGTCGGCAAATGGCTATTTCGAATTTCAACAGGTAGTGTCGAGTTCTACACCCCTCTTTTGAAGCGCCAGGTATTTTCGGAAGTTAATAGTTTTTTAAATGATGGTAGAGAAAGTTGTCAAACAGATCGTCTTGATATGTCAAAAATAACCCACGTAAAGACCTTAACATTTTACGAACTGCGTTACGGTGGATTAATTACAGGTAAAGATGAAATATACGCCGCAACTATCAAAGCCGATGGAGTTAGAACCTTTGTTTATTGTAATAAATCTGGACTTTTTCTCGTTTCGCCAAACAGTTTTAACTTTTTTTCAAAGGATATCTCGGCTTTCTTGCCAAATACTTTACCATTTCTGCTGGAAGGTGATTCAATCCCTTTGGAAAATCGTAAACATATTAAAAAAACAGATAAGAATGTTTTCATAGTTATCGATGATTGTATAGCAGTTTCCGGAATGAGTCTGGTAACAAAAGACTTAACCGAACGGTTGGAAAGTCGGGATGTCATCGTTCATAAATCAGATAGGTTACTTACACCGGTTACCCTCATTACAAAGGAATATTTACTATTTTCAACTCCGATAGATTTTTTCTATAACATGGAAAGACTTTTTGCAAGCTTTGATACGGTATCTTATAAAAATGACGGATTAATTTTTGCACCTTCCGGTCCATATTTATTCAAGAAAGTCAAAGATAAAAGACAAATTTTGTATAAGTGGAAAGATATTAAGGAGAATACTATCGACCTATTGTTTGAAAATGGAAAATGGTATCTTCAAGATGCTAATTCAAAATTAAAAGAGTTTGATATTATTGTTGTGGATGAAGAACATCTAGACAATGGTATTATTTACGAACTACAAGCCGAGAATTTCGCTGAAAATATTTGGCAAGTATATCGAAAACGTACCAATCGCCATCGTCCCAATCTGGAATCTCAAGTTACATCTATTTACAGAAATTTACAACGTCCAATTACAAAAGATATTTTAATAGGAAATAGTCTCGAACTTTATAAGCATTATCACAGGCGGGAAAAAAGTGATTTGTACGAATATCCAATTAAATTTACAAAATCTTCACAGTTAAAATTGCTCGATATCGGCGCCGGTCGTGGTGGTGATATGTCAAAATGGAGAAAGTATAACAAAGTCTACGCGTTGGAACCGAATGAAGATTATGTTGCAGAAATGCAGCGAAGAATACAAGACTATGAGGATTTGCCGGACATTGAAATTTTACAACAGTTAGGAGAAGAACCGATTGAAATTGAACAGGTCGATGTAATATCTACAATGTTCAACATACAATTCTTCGGGAAAGATCAAGAAACATGGTCAGCGTTCCTAGGTAATGTCAATCATCTATTAAAACCTGGTGGTTTTTTAATTTTGGCTATGTTGGAAGCTGATGTAATTAACATTCTCTACGATTTACAAAACGATGATGACATCAAACTGAAATTTCCTTCAAGAGGTCCATTAGTATCAATCGAAAGAATTGAGAATCCAAATGCAGTTGGGACACATATTTTAACAACAATCGGTGAAAGTGTTGTTAACAACCAGAATGAATATCCACTAGCAAATGATATTTTAATATCATCTTTGGCATCCCTTGGAATTGAAATGGTCAAAACATGGGTTCTGGACCGAGAAATATTCCTTAATCCGGTAGAAATATTTTTATCTCGAATGTATTCGGGTTGGATTTTTAAAAGAGAAGGTATCTTAAATATCGAAGAAGATCTAGAAGTTGACGTAAAAGAAGATGACGAAGTTGACGAAAGAATCGAGGAACGGGATACTAAACAGGAAATTAAGAAAGAAAATGATTTATTGAAGAAAGAAAATGTTATTGAGGATACTGTAAAAGCGACAAATCCGACAACGCGAGTTCCGGCTACAACGCGAGTTCCGGCTACAACGCGAGTTCCGGCTACAACGCGAGTTCCGGCTACAACGCGAGTTCCGGCTACAACGCGAGTTCCGGCTGCCAGACAACAAGTTGAAGAACAACGTTGCGAAATTCTCAATCCAAATCAAGAAGAAATAGTTGGAACATTTGCCGGGCGACAGTTTAAACGTGTTGGAACTATCGGTGATGGAACATGCCTGATTCATTCAATTCTACTGGGTTTGGATCAAGATTATCAGAAAGGAACAATTAAGGAAAAAACAAAAATTGGTCACAATTGGAGATATCAACTCTCTGAAGATTTTACACTTGATGAATGGGTAACTTTACGCATCGCGGAATTTAATATAGATGATAATGATGAATTTAGCTATAATTCGATCAAGGAAAAATTAGGGAATATTGGAGAGTTTTTAGGAACAACTGAGCTTGAATACATTGCTAAGAAATTCGATATTAATATAATTTTCTTTACATGTACGGATACAGGAATCACACCTTATAAGGGAGCGATTTATCTCGTAGATCCAAGTTATGATTGGGTATCTATTCTATATGTTACACAAACTCATTTTGAGTTATTAACAATGATACCAGCCGAGGGTGAGAAATCTAGAAATTATGTAAAAGCTAATACTCCGATGGCAGCAGCTTTTGCAGCTTTAATATAAATCCGTTAAATTTAACGGATGATGTTGTTGAAATTTGTTTCCATTCCATATTTAATATTATCGATATTTACAAAATTACGTTGAATATCAATATTTATATTTACGTTCAAATCGTTATTAGATAGTTTCAAAGCTAATAAATTAATAATCTCAACACCCTTCTTATTGACATGATTTTTAAAAGGATTTTTTGTCCGAAGGTTATTTACAGAAATATTACAATCGTCAATTTGAACAATTCCATTTGCATAGGAAATATCAACAGTTTCATTTTCAAAAATGATTTTAATTGAATGTGACAAAGGTTTCATTTTTTCTCCTTATCACCCGACTTCTCCTCGACCTTTTCGACCTTTTCGACCTTTTCGACCTTTTCGACCTTTTCGACCTTTTCGACCTTTTCGACCTTGACAGTCGACTTCTTCTCTCCAAGTTTTTTCACCTCCGGTTTCAGAATTGGGTTTTCTAAGTATCTTTTGTTAAATTCTTCGCGAGAAATAATTTTAATACCTTTTTCTTCCGCGGCTTTGGTTTTAGAACTTTGGGAATCTAAATCTTTAATTATCAATATATCAGTTTTTCCATTAACTGTCGATTGTAACTTTGCACCAACAGTTGGGAGAAGATCACTAATCGCCGAATCTCGGAATCCGGTCAAAACTACATTTTTCCCACGTAATTCTCCAATATTTGGATTTTGACCGTTTTCAGAAACATCATCAATTTTTTCAATGGTTTTAATTTGAATCTTAATTTCTTCCATAAACTCCAAAAAAGAACTCATCTTTAATGCCATTTGTCTTGCTAATTTCTCTGCTAACCCTTCAACCTTCACAATTAATTTTACCATACCTTCAATATTATTATTAACAACTTCTGGTAGCTCGATAAAGTTTGGGTACATTTCTAATAAAGCGTCAAATCGATTTTTTCCCAAGCTTCGCCCAAATATTCCACATCCCGCCATTAAAACTGGTAAAGTGATATTTTCCAACCGACTTTGAATAGAATTGACTACATTCTCTGATGTTTTTGGTCCTAAAAATTCAATTTGTTTAGGTTTCAACTTTATTAATTGTTGAATAGAGTTAAACCCTGCATCATACATCTTACCCATGATAATTTCACCAATACCTTTTGTTCCAATAGATGTTAAAAAGAAATGGAGTCGTTTGACATCGATATCCCGAAGGGCCTCTAGATGTTCCTTAGTCACGTCTTCATCTTCTTCGGTACTAATCCGGCTATTTTCTCGCGAACTTCTCTTATCATCGAGTAAAATATCAACACTGGTTTCATTCCATTTATATTTCATCGCTGGCATTTCAGGACTTTCGGAATCAGCAATTTTAAGTACACTAATAACTTTTGGAATTACACCATTAGATCTCGTAATTTCAACAATTGCTCCTGGACCAAGAATATTATCGCAAACATATTTAGCATTGTAAGCTGTTGCCCGTGTTAATGTCGCTCCACCGGCATCAATAGGTTCAAAAACCAAAGTTGGTTTAATATACGTATCTTTACTTGCCTTCCATTCAATTTTGAGAATTTTAGTAACTCCGGTGAGAACTTGTAAAGGTTTTTTAAATGCTCGAGAATATGGAGGGTTTTCTCCACTAGGTCTTTCATACCTTTGATCATCAGAGACCACTAAACCATCAATTTCATAATCCATTTCAGAAATGTATTTATCATACAATACAGAGAGAATTTGATCATCGATAAATAATACTTCTTGATGCCTGGCAACATTTTCACCGAATTTTTTAACAAGATATTTAAATTGATCGCTCGATTTCATTTGGGAGGAAGATGTTTGCTTAATAACTTCGTAAACAACAAAATCTATATCTGCGATAAATTCTTGGTTAATTTTACCAGTTTTTGATCCAGCAGCTCTGACTCCAATTTTATTAACAAGTCCCACGACGGCATTTCTAGTATTACGATATTTACCATCTGACGTTTTCTCTGTATCTTTGGTTTTTTTATGTTTTTTATCGAATAAACTATTTTTCATAATTAATTCGCCACGAATACAGTAGTCATCCTCTATCTTTGGCAATTTTAAAAACTGAAGTAATTCGCTAATATCCTGTCCTTCATCGCCCTTACCGCGTGAATATAATTTGTATTGTCCATCTTCCTTAAAATATAGGGCAGAAGCTCCGTCCATTTTAGCGCTGATAATATAGGGACCTTTATATTTATTTGTCCAAGCGTTAACTTGTCCCGTACCCATGTTTATCTTAGTCATTGAACCCATCCATACCGGAAGTTTTTGAAGTCTTCCAATTGGTACCGGGACATGATCCATTGAGTTTTTCTTTTCTTCGGTTCTCAGGCGCTCCTTAATATAATCGTAAACGTCATCGTTAAGTAAAATATCATTTTCGCCAGTACTATTATAATATATTATTTCCGATTGATTCAAAATCTTCTCTAATTTGTCGACTGGTATTTTATCTGCCGCTAGGTAATTATCATTTAATTGATTTATTTCATCTTTATATAAAAATATTTCTGTTTCATCATTTTCTGTTTCATCATTTTGAAGTAAATTTAAATCGTCAACATAACCTTCCTGATATTTTTCTTCCATTTTTTTATTAATTAACATTTTCGCCCGTTCGTGATAACTTTTACCGCTTGATGTTTGTTTCATTTCAAAACGACTTTCTTTAATCTTCTTTCCCAAAATACCAGAAGATGTTATCAGTCGATTTTCTTCAAATCGGATCGACCAAACATGGATTTCGCCATCGCTCCCTAGGCCATAAAGTGGACCCACCGAAAGATCCATCATGCGATTGAAAATGAGTCAATATGAATCAACCGAAAAAAGTTCCCGTTAAAGTAGCCCGTGCAAAAAAACCCGAGGTCGAGCCAACGGTTATTTCCAGAGTTTCGAATGTAGAATCTCGAAAAGATGACGCTAATATAAAAGATAAAAATGGAAAAATTTCTGAATCTCCACGTTCAAATATAGGAAGTACCAAAATAGGAAGTCAGACCGGATCGCCCGACGGAAGGGTTGGCTCATCCACAAATCCAAAACCTTTAAATGTTGAAGAGGCTTTAAAGAAACTTAAAGCAGAAGTTTCTCCAAAAGTCTCACGGCTTAAATCTGTCGAAATTCCACCAGATCCCTTACTTGCGAGGAATTTGAGATCTCCACAGGAAGATTCGAGATTAATAAGTCAAAAACAGGCTGAACTTAGCCGAAGGGAAGACTTAATAAAAGAAAGAGAACAAAAATTAGAAGCTAGTCTTCGGCAATTAGAACGAAGCAAGAAGCCGATTGAACCTATTTGGACAGCAAGAACGGAAGAAGGTACTAAGACAGACTACCCTTCAGAAAAGCGCAGAACTCCAATTCCGGTCAGGGAAATATTGGGTAATATTAGAAAAGATTCAGAAGTTAACAAGTCGGATATAATTTCACCAGTTACATCAGAATCGAGTCGGAAGGAAGTTAAACGGGAAAAGTTGGATTCCAGAAAGAATGAAATTAAGAATACAGAAATCAAATCTAATCAAATACTGAGTCCGATAGCATCTCGTTTATCAAATGTATCAAGACAAGTTGAAGATTCCAGGCGTCAAAATGAGGAAATTTTTGAAAATGCTAGAAAAAGAAAAGAAACATACGAATTAGAAAGAGTATTACTCGAGGAAAAACAGCGTCTTGACGCTGAAAAATTACAATTTGTAAGCGATCAAAATAAAATAACTGAACAACTTGAACAAAGAGCAAAAGAATTAGATGAAAAGGCACGTTTATTAACCGAACAACAACTTAATTATTCAGCAGAAAAGGATCAAGCCGAAGAACGAAAAAAGCAAATTCTCGGAGATATAGAACTCAATCTTAAAATTCGAGAATTAGAAAAAGCTCTCGGAGTTATATTCCCAACGGATGCAAATGAACGTATAGCATGTTTTAAATCTATTATCAAATACAAGAAAAAACAATCTTTCCGTAAAAATGCTAGAAGATTATTCTTATTTGTTTGTGTGACAATTGAGTTTGCGTTGACAGATCTATTGGGGCTTTCAGTTGGTGGGTTAGCCGATGATCAATTCAGTCAAATACGGGATTATGATGATATTCTTGATGATATTGGCGATAAGTTTTTCTCAGATGGTGTTAAAATGGCTCCGGAATTACGAATGTCATTGTTGTTTGGATTTAATTTATTCCTATTTATTGTTGCTAATTATGCCTTATCATTTGGAATTAGTAAAGATTACGTCGAAAGTGGCAAAACCACCGTTAAAGATCTTGTCGCTAAAACCTTTCTTATCGATGATCCAGCTATTACTAGTCTTCCAGATGACACAGAGACCACAGTTTCTTTCGGAGCGTGGAAACTACAAAGAGCGTGGAAAGAAGCGGGAAAACAAGCGGCTGAACCGTCTAGAAAGAAAGGTCCGCCATTTGCCGAATAGAATTTTTTATTCATAGCCGAAAATTTTCGGCTATTTTCTTTGACAACACTATATAGTGCTTACAACTTTGGCTATTGTAACACTGTATGTGGCACTAGCAACACCTATTATGGTAAATCCGGTTGGTAAAATTCCCGTAATTTTAAAAACTGTCGCTACCCCCGTTGTTTGAGATGCAGAAATAGAAAATAAGGTATCATTATAGTCTGGAAGTGGGGGAGCTAAAGTTGCAAAAGTAAAAGCAGTTGTTCCTGTACCGCCATCTGTCACATTAATAACTTCCAAACTCCTATCAACAACATTTCCTTCTGGACTAGTTATTGAACTATATCTCGAATTTAATGCATTTACAACAGCTGCCGAGCTAACAGCTGCAAAAGCAATTGTTGGTAGATTACAATTAATAACTCTCAAAATTGCAAGTACATTTGATAACGTAATAACAGACGAATTGGAATTATTCATATTCAAAGTAGCTGCGGCAGTGACTGCAATGGCATTGGTTTTTGAACTATCTATATTAACTATTATGGCTGCAGTATCAATAGTTAGAAATCCTATAATCTGACATCCGATAAATGTACTTAGTCTGGATAGCGTAACACCACCTAAAATTGAAGATAAAAATTTCAACTCGGATGTTGAAGTATCTGTGGTTAAAGTTCCTTGTATAAAAGCATCATACATTTGAAAATTGATAAAATCACCATTGATAATAACATCTCCTATTTGTGAATTTGATAAAAAATAATTTTCTACACCGGATCCAACAAATGTAAAGATCGCCGCAGTACCGGATTTAACGCCTAATAAAAGTAAAGTACTTACACCTGTAAATGTAACATTTCCGGTGGATGGTGCTATAATACAATTTGTTATTTTAACCGAATGATTGCAAGTTAAAATGAAATCTGAGAAAAAGATGCTATCAATAAACGCCAGTATAGCCGAGGAATTTGATAATGTGTTTACCGTTATAACGCCATTTACATTAATATTTTGAAAACTTACAGTTGTTGCTCCTGATATTCCCGTGTAAGTTAAAGTTCCATTAATAGTTGGCAAATTTAACGTGGTACCGAAAATCGAAACGTTATCTATTAATGTAACGTTTTCTGTATATGTTCCGGGAGATACAATGATTGTGATTAAATTCGTCGGTGATGCAGCAAGAACTATAGCGGATGCCATAGCGGCTGCAAAGGTTGTAAATTGTCGAAGAGGATCTGCGGTAGCGGAGAAAGATTTTGCAACATAAACAGTTTGGGTGGGAAGACCCGTGTTAGTGCCCGCTGTTCCTGGAGGGCCGGGAGGGCCCGCTGTTCCTGGAGGGCCGGGAGGGCCCGCTGTTCCTGGAGGGCCGGGAGGGCCCGCTGTTCCTGGAGGGCCGGGAGGGCCCGCTGTTCCTGG